GATGGTCTCCAAGCATTATTTTCATAATTTTGAGATTCAGTTTTAGCAGTTCGAGATTTTACTTTGTCATAATCTCTGCGTACAATAGGATACCCGTTGGCGTTCCGCTTAAAAGGTATACCCATCGCATTTAGCTGCTCAACAACAAGAGATTTCTGCTTTCTGCCA